GATTTGGAAAGAAAATAACGGTATACCTAACTTCCTGTGTATCAAAGAATTATAAATATTACAGTTGACATAATATGGAAATTGTGATATATTCTACACAAATGGGAGAGGTGTATGTTAAGTTTTAATCGTTTCTCAACGATACAAACATTAAGAGAAGCAAAAGGTTTAGATATAGAAGAAATATCTAAGGTCAGAGGTGGTGTTCAACGAGCATCTATTATATCTGATGTCATAGATAATAACACTACAATCGAAACTTCAAAAGGTAATGTATCTATAAATTGGTTATCACCAGACATCAAAACTGCATTTCTCAGTGGCGATTTCAATTCAGCATTTAAAGACGGAAGATCCTACAAACCTGCATTTAAAACATCTAAAGGGGATGAGATCAGACTATCTGATATTCTCAAAACAAAGATGTTTGGTGGTGGTTCCGGATCAGGTGGTGGTGCAGAAAATACTGCATTGACAGAAGCCGCACAGTGTTTATATTGTGCAGGTGTTTTTCATGTAGTAGGTAAAATGAATTTAGATGAATACTTAGATGATTCATTATTAGGTGAGGCTGCAAGATTTGTTGACATTGATGTTCCTGTTTCAAAGATTGCAAGTGACTTAACAGATGACTGGATTGAATCTAGTATTCTGATTGCAAACGATTTAAGAAAGAAACTTGGTTCTGGTAAATGGATCTTTCATCGTGGTTCTCAATTTGTTAATCAAATTGGAAATGTATTCAATAAATTAAACAAAGCAGAAACACCAAAACCTTTTTCAAATTTAAATAAGTGGTCACCTGCCGATATCTGGTGTGTTAAACAAGGTGTCAACTTTGACTTCGAACAGTATTCAACACTTGGTGAGTTCAACAATCAATTAAAAGAATTATACGATAAGAAATTATTAGTTGGTGTTTCACTAAAGAAAGCATCTGGTAGTTCATCACTGAAAGAATTTAACACAAAAGGATTTGTTAGACGACCTGCAAGATTTGAAGGATACAAATTATATGCAAGAGATGTGTTTGCATCAAAAGATGTTTACATTCGTTTTGGTGGAAAAGAAATGCAACTAAGAAGTTTTGATAAAGTAAAAGGTTGGCAAGGTGAGATTAAAGGTACAAAGGCTGCTGGTGGTAAAATTGGTGGTGGTGTTTTAGAATCAATTTTATTTCAACAAACAAAAGTGAAGTTTAAATATAATTCAGCACAAATTAAAAATCTTGCACAAAAACCAACACCACAATTCTTACAAGAGTTATATGAATTGTATCTAGCATTAGAAACAAAGAAACCAATACCACAAAAAGAATTTATAGAAACTGCAGGTGCAAAAAAGATTTCAGGTAAAGATGGTGATGATTGGAGATATTCAAAATACTTGAGTATGTTCTATGTTGCACAACTTGTAAAAAACAAAAATGCAGGTAATAGAATCTGTGATAATATCGCAGGTTACTCTTTATCATCATCTGATTTATCAGCACCGTTTATAAAGGCAATGTAATGGACTTTTTAGTAGAAGATAAAAACACACACTTAGAACATTTAGAAGACGATATTATTCTAAATGGTGCTGAAGGTGGTACAAATGCTTTAAATTTCTTAGAGGCATTACGGGATATGTTACAAGGTTCTAGTAGTAAGAAAATGAATCTTACAGTAAAATGGGATGGGGCACCTGCAATTGTTGCTGGTATCAATCCAGAAAATGGTAAGTTCTTTGTTGCAACAAAAAGTTTATTTAATGTGACACCAAAGATTAATTACACACCCGCTGATGTAATGAGAAATCATACAGGTGACGTTGCTAATATTTTAAGAGAAGCATTATTATATTTAAAACCTTTAAACTTTAAAGGTATTCTACAAGGTGATATGATGTTTACTACATCAATGAAAAAGACAAAAGGTATCACATCACCATCTGGTAAAAAAGAACAAGTCATTTCATTTCAACCAAATACAATTGTTTACACAGTGCCAGAAAACACAGGTTTAGGTCAACGAATTGCACGTGCAAAGTTTGGTATTATTTTTCATACAACATACAAAGGATCAACAATAAAGAATCTCAAAGCAAAGTTCGGTGCAGACGTTTCAAAACTTAGACGTTCTCCTAACGTTTGGTTTGATGATGCAACATATAAAGACGTTACTGGTAATGCAATGATGACACTTGGTGAAGGTGAACAACTTGGTAAAATGGTGAATATGGCAAGAGGATCATTAAAGAAATCAACTGCATTGTTAAACAAAATGAAAACAGACCTATCAGATTATTCAATAGGATTGAATTTAAAGACTTATCTAAATACCTTTGTAAGACAAATGGAAGATATACCAGCAACAGCAAAAGCAGTTTCAGGATTTAGAAACTACTATGAAGGCAAAGTTGGTGCTGATATTGATCGTGTAAAGAAACAAGAAACAAAAGACAAATATAAAAAGATTTTAGATGATGGTTTAAGATTTATTGATCGTGCAGGAGACCAAGTATATTTTGCCATTGCAACATACAAGACAATACAGAAAGCAAAGAAAGTGATTATTGATAAGCTCAATCAGGCAAAATCAATTGGTACTTTTGTTGTGAGAGGTAATGGATTAGAAGTTACCAATCCAGAAGGTTATGTTGTTGTTGATGGTAAAGGAACTGCAAGAAAACTAGTAGATCGATTAGAATTTTCAGCTGCAAACTTTACAGCTGCAAAACGTTGGGACAAAGGAACAAGTAAAGTCGCATGAGTAAAACATTAAAAGAGTTTCTGGCAAAGGGTAGTAAACGACCAAAGGCAGTTGCATTTGCTTTTGGTAGAATGAATCCACCAACTGCTGGACATGAAAAGTTAATCCAGAAAGTTGAATCAATTGCCAAGAGAATTAAAGGTGACGCAATAGTTTATGTGAGTGCATCACAAGATAAGAATAAGAATCCTTTAGATGCAAAAACAAAAATAAAGTATTTAAAACCTTTATATCCAAATGTTCAGTTTAAACCTGCAACAGGTAACACTAGAACATTTATGGAAGTATTAAAGAATGACTTAAACAAAAAATATTCAGATGTTTATATGATTGGTGGAAGTGACAGAGTATCTGAATTTAAAAAGTTGATTACCACTTACAATGGTAAAGATTATGATTTTGATAAGACAGAGGTAATGAGTGCAGGTGAAAGAGATCCTGATGCACAAGGTACAACTGGAATATCAGGAACAAAAATGAGATTGTATGCTGTTAAGAATGATTATAACAGTTTTAGAAAAGGTCTGCCAGTCAAAATGAAAGACGCAGATGGTAAAAATTTATTTAAAGATTTAAGAACCGCTATGGGTATTAAATCGACATACGGATTTGGAGTTCAAATGAAACCAGTAATGAGTTTAGAAGATTTTGAAAAACAAGAATTAAGGCAAGAGTATATGGAAGAAAATGTATTTAATATTGGTGACTATGTTGAAAATATGAATGACTGCACCATTGGTAAAATTATTAAACGAGGAACAAACTATCTTGTTTATGAAATGGAAGATGGTGGTGTTCAAAAAGCATGGTTACATGAATGTGTTGCTGTTGATACAACACAAGTTGAAATGATGGAATCAACAACTGTAAAAAAAGAAAAAGTAAAAGATGTTGTCTTACAGAAAAATTCTGATGCATTAGATGATGACGAAGATGATTTCTTAGAAGATATAAAAGTTTCAACAAAAGATTATGGAAGAAATCAACAAGATCCTGATGTTAAAGATATTAAAGGTACACAACCGAAAAAGTATTACAAAGGCATGAGTGATGCTGAAAAAGAAAAAAGAGCAAAACATTTTGCAAAAGATAGAGGTGATAGTAATAAACCAGCACCTGGTGATGCAGATGCAAAAACAAAACCAAGTAAGTACACAAAGAAGTATAAACAGATGTATGGTGAAGCGTGTTGGGATGGTTTTAAACAAGTAGGAATGAAAACTAAGAATGGTAAACAAGTTCCTAATTGTGTACCTGAAGAAATGTCTATTGATGATGCAAAGAAAGTTTCAGGTTACATTGCTGATTCATATGAAATTGGTACTGATGAATATGTAAAACATACAAAGAAAATAACACCAGGAGAAAGTCCTAAAAAGAAAGTTGAAGAAGATATGTCAGATGTAAAAGTAAATGATATTAAAGAATGGGCAGAAAGTCAATCAACAATTGACAAGTATCAAAAGAGATATGGTGATGATTATGAACAAGTATTAGAATCAGTTGTTGCAAAGATGATTGAAAATATAGAACAACTTGATGAAAAGATTCAAGGTCTAGTTAATAAATCAGAGAAAACAGGAATACCTTACGGCATTCTAAAGAAAGTTTTTGATCGAGGTATGGCTGCATGGAGAGGTGGTCATCGACCAGGTGCAACACAACAACAGTGGGCATTTGCAAGAGTGAACTCATTCATCACAGGTGGTGGTGCTCGTAAGGCAGATAATGATTTATGGCAACAAGCAAAAGGTAAAAAAGAAGAAGTAGAAAGAAAGTTAAAACCATTCAATGAAGTCGTTTAAAGAACATACATTAATTGAACAAGTTTCAAAAGGTATTCAATATCATATGGAACGACATCTACCATTATCTGAATGTATTTTCAGAGTTGGTTCAGAAGCATATTATGAATTTTATAATCTTGCAAGAAGTCTTGTCAGAGAAGGTCGCATTTCAGTGACATCACATGACATCGAATTACTTGCAACTGATATAGGTTCTTTTGCAATGTATGAAGGTCAACACGTGCCTTTAGATTCACCGATGATGGAAGCAGATGAAAAACAACCTGAGTTGAATAAACCAAAAGTGGGTGGACCTAAGAAGTATTATGTTTATGTGAAAGATCCTTCAACAGGTAATATTAAAAAAGTTACATGGGGTGACACTACTGGATTAAAAGTAAAGTTAAATGATCCAGAAGCAAGAAAGAGTTTTGCTGCTAGACACAAATGTGCCCAGCAAAAAGATAGAACATCAGCTGCATATTGGGCGTGTAATCTACCAAGATATGCAAAAAGTTTGGGACTATCAGGAGGGGGAAACTTCTTTTGGTAGATGTATATAAAGATAACAGACAGGTGGGATACTTTAATCGCAATATTAGCGCTGATTATAGTGATACCGATTATGTGTGGCATCGTGATCGTAGAGATCGTAAGGTTATGCCTATCAAGTCTGATGGATGGTATATCCAATTTGATAATGAAATGCCAATCGAAATGGAAGAAGGTAAAGAAATCTTTATAGAAAAGAATGTTTATCATCGAGTGATTAAAGGAAAGGGTGACTTAGAGTTACAAATTTGGGAGAGTTAAATGAGATATAAAACTAATATGACCGAAGCATATCGAAAGGTTGTAGAGGGCAAACTAAAAGAAGATGGTCATACTGATGTACCATCAATGAAAAGATTGTGTAAAGTGATGACAGATAATGTCACGGACATTGAAATGAAATTAGATGAAATGTCTGATGAAGAACAATTAGATACATGGTTAACAAACAAAATGGCATCATGTTCAAGTAGTATTCAATCAGTTAAGGATTATATTACAAATCCTGTTGATGATGATAGTATGAAAGAATCAGTTGATTTATCAGAGGCAGTTGAGATGCCAAAATCTGATCTTGATAATGTAAAAAGTTTTACTGATAGAAATCAACACTATGAAGCACGTGCTTACATTTGTGCTAGAATGAAAGACGATAGATTGAAATCAATCTACAACGAAGTTGGTTCATTACAAGATAAGTACAACAAAGAACTAGGTTTCTTATTATCAAGAGGTGTAAGAGATCAGTTAGACAAAATGGTATTATTACCAAAAATGAAACGAGCATTTAAAAACTGGAAAGAAATTTACAGTTCAATTTAGGGGAGAGAAAAATGGCAAACGGACTATTTAAAGGAAACGCTACTTACTTTGGAAGAAAGAGTGGCACATTAGAGGATGTTGTTGAAAAGATCAACAAAGCAAATCCTAAACCAGAAGTATTTGATATCAAAGAACAAGGGGCAGAATACAAAAAAGTATTTGATGCTGCTATGAAGAAATTCAAAATCAATTCACCTGCTGATCTAAAGTCAGATGAAGAAAAGAAGAAATTCTTTGATTATGTTGATTCAAAATATAAAGCAAAAGACGAACAGATGGATGATAAAGCTCAAAAAGCAAATCAATCTCAAATGTCAAAAGATGGTGAAGAAGAATCAAAGGCAAAGAAATCAGTAAGAGAAACAGTACAAGACTTATTATTAAAGTCTTGGAAACAAGCCGCACAAATGGCAGAAGAAAAACATAAAGAGAAGAAAGAAGAAAAAGTTACTTGTCCAAAATGTGAAGGTAAAGGTTGCGAACATTGTGAAGGTAAAGGTTATCACATGAAAGAGATGACTGATGCACAAAAGAAACTACCACCTGCATTACAAAAGGCAATAAAGAAAAAAGAAGGAAAGTAAAATGGCTGATTTAAAAGACTTTGGAGTTGTTAAGTCTTGGTACAGTGCATACAAACAGGTGCTTGGTGAAGCAGACGAAAAGAAAAAAGAAGATGAAAAGAAACCTGCTGTAGAAGTATTACCTAAAGAAGACGACAAAGAAGAAGAAAAGAAACCTGAAGAAAAATCTGAAGGTGGTGAAGTTGAAAAACTGAAAGCAGAAATCGAAAAACTAAAAGGTGAATTACAAGCAAAAGACCTTGAAGTAAAAAAGAAAGATGCTGAAACAACAGTTGAACCTAATCCAGAAACAGGTGAAGTTCCGCTTCGAGTAGGTATTGCACAATCCATAATTGACAAACAAAAAGAAAAAGAGAAAAAAGGTGAAAAGAAAGAAGTGAAAGAAATGGCAAAAGACAAAGCCTATGCAATAGGTATGGACACTGCCAAAAAGAAATACAATGATGAACCACCTTTAGATAAAAAAACAATCACTAAAGGACATGAGATTGCTAAGAAACTTTTAAAAAAAGAATCACTTGATGAGAAGATAGAATATGTTGAATATAAGTTCAGAAATAAACGTGATGCCGAACAAGCAAAGAAAATGGTTGACGGTATCAACACGATGGACTTAGATGTCAATGATGATGCAATTGGTATGGGTGAACTTACAGTTGATGCTGGCAAGAAAGACTTTACACGATTTCATAATATGATTGTGAGAAAGTATAGACCAAAGATCATGGCAAAAGAATCACTTGATGAATCTAAAGTTGTTGACTATGCAAAGAAGTTATCATCTTATGCAGTCAAAAAGGGTGGCATTGATCGAAAAGACTTTATGAAAATTGCAGATAGAATATCAACTGCAAAGAATGATATGGATATGAAGAAGATCGGTAAACTTGTTGATGATATGGATACAGAACCTAGAGATTTAATCAAAGGTTCTATCGCATTACAAATGGGTCCTAAAACATATAAGACAATGTTTGGTGATCGTCTAACTGCAAGTGATATGAATCAATACAAGAAAATGACACCAAGAGATATGAGAGAAGAATCACTTGATGAAGTGAATGTTGATGCAGTAGGTACTATAACATCAAAACAAATGAACGCATTAAAGAAGTCTTATAATTCTTTACCTGATCGAATTGATCCTGAAAAGGCAATGGCACTTGCAAAGATGCTTGATCGTTTTGGTGAGGGTGAGTTAAGACAACTTACTCATGCTGGTATTAAATTCATATCAACTTTGGCAATTAACAAACTGATTATGAAACACAAGTATAAAGCAAAAGATATACACGACATTAGAAAAGCAAAATAATGAGTAAAACATTTGGACAATTTAGGGCAGATTCTTTAGTCACCCACTTTTCAGAGGCAAAAGACTTACCGACTATCTATTGTGATATGGATGGTGTTCTTGCAGACTTTGTGGGTGGACTAAAGATGATGGAATCTGATCTACAAAAGGCAGGATATAATTCTGTACAAGATTGGTTAGATTCACCTCTGTCAAATGATAAATGGAAACCGATTGTGAAGAATAAGAAGTTCTGGTCAACTCTCCCGTTGATGCCTCAGGCGTTAAAACTCTGGAACTACTTACGACCTTACAATCCTCATATCTTATCGGCATACTCTAAACATGATCCAAATTGTCAACCAGGCAAACGTGCTTGGTTAAGAAAGAATCTGAGAATGACAGATACACCTCGTATTCATTTAGTGAGAAGACGAGAGAAACAAAATTATGCTAAAGGTAATCTGTTGATTGATGATTTATCAAAGAATATTGCCGAGTGGAAATCTGCTGGTGGTATTGGTATTTTACACAAATCAACAGGACAAACACTATCTCAGTTAAAAAGATTGGGATATAAATAGTA